TGTCAGTGCTTGTACAGACTGCAGCGAAATTAACTAAAGCAGGCTTTGAGGGTTTCAGGATATGGTCGCTATACGGTTTTATTGACACTGATATCACTGCAACATTTAAAGGGAAATACCCTGAACGTGACCCGTCATGATAATCGAAGGTGACGAAGTTTATGACATGCTAAGAGTAATCGAGGATGAACCTTCTATTTCAATGAAAGTAGGGCTTCTAGAAGACCTGCTAGCGTATGATCTCTTTGCTGATGTTGTGCGACTTGCCTATAACCCGTATACTCGCTTTTACATGACCAGTAACTCTTTGTTAGGTATAACAGGTCAAGGCGCTCTCAATTTTGGAGAGCAACACGTTAAGCTTCTCCAATCTTTTGCGAGCCGTGATGTGACAGGTAACGAAGCAATTGAGGCAGCAGCAGAGGCAATATCTAAAATGACACCTAGCTCTGCATGGCTATTTAAAGATATTCTTGATAAAGACCTAAAGTGCGATATTGGTGTCAAATTAATCAATCGTGCTGAAAAGAACTTTCTTCCTGAGACAGTATATATGCGCTGTTGTTTACCTAAAGACATCAGAAATTTCAACTGGAAAGGGGCTTACGTTCAAGAGAAGGCCGATGGGATGTACGGCACAATTACTGTAAGTAATGAAGGGATTGTGTGCCAAAACAGGTCAGGCATGCTTTTCCCTGAAAACGCTTTCAGCGAGATAAAGAGAGAAGTCAAAGAAGTTCCTATTGAGAGTCTTGCGCTAGGTGGCTTAAAGTTTCCTGAGTATTACCAGATACAAGGCGAATTCTTAGTGACGTTTGACGGCCAAGTGATGCCGCGTAAGACAGGCAATGGTATACTCAATAGTGTGCTAAAATCAGACAGCGAGATGCCTGAAGGTATTGGTTTCTTATTCATTGCTTGGGACTTTATTGATTACAAGACACTCTCAACGAAGGAAGAGAAAACGCCCTATGAAGTACGCTTCGCCAGAGTATTGAGGTACAAAGACTTTGTCCATCGAATCAAGCCTATACCTTACGCTGTAATTAACTCTGAACAAGAAGCTATGGATTTCTTCAAGGAAATGATCGTTCAAAACAAAGAAGGAGCAATTGTAAAAGAAGCAAAAGCTATATGGAAAAGTCACACTTCTAAGCAGCAGTTTAAGCTCAAGAGTGAAAAAGACTGTGACCTTGAAGTCATCATGCTTAATCCGGGGACCGGTAAAAACAAAAAGACTTTTGGGTCGATACTGTGCCGCTCCAAAGAAGGCAACCTTGAAGTCAGTGTGTCAGGTTTGACTGATAGCATGAGAGAGTTCATCTGGGCAGACAGAAAAGACATAGCCGGTAAAATCGTATCTGTGAGATTTAATGAGGTCATAAATAGCAAAGATAAGCCAGGAATGTTCTCTCTATTTCTCCCGCGATTCATCGAGATAAGGCTAGATAAGCATGAAGCAGACACATTGAAACACATCAAGGAGTTATAGCATGGATGGCATAAGGCCTCAATTAATAAAGAAACGACTATGCAAGAAAATACAAGAAGTGGGTAAAAGCTTCAAAGACACAGGAATGTCTAAGGATCTTCTGGAGGCGTATTATAGTGAAGTTCAAGTGTTTGGAGGAGCCATCTCCTCGTTGTTGATGGGCACTAAAGTGAATGATTATGACTTTTACTTTAAGAGCGCAAAGACGTCACTTGATATCGCTGACTGGCTTTGCACCCGGCGTAACAACACTGTAAAAGAGACACGTTCGTATGCAAAACCCTTTATTCGTCCCTTTGAAAACATTAAAGGAGATATAGAAGATCGAGTCTTTATTGCACCCTCTCACGTGGTTGAAGCGTATCAAGCCTACCTAGATGACGTTGAGGGCCACTTATTCGTTAACCCCTTGCAACGGCGTATGTTAATGCTTAAAGGCGGCCCTAAAGAGGCTAAGCTTGAGTATGGAGTCGCAGTAATTACTGACAACGCGATAAGTTTGAAGAGCGGTGTACAGCTGATCATGAGGTTCTCAGGGGCTTACAGTGATATTGTCAAGAACTTTGACTTTATACACACACACTGTTGCTATGATTACCAGACTGACAATTTGATAACACCTAACGCCTCCCTTCATAGTATGATGAGCAAGACCTTGTATTACTCAGGCTTGCTCTACCCTTTCACCTCCGTCTTGCGCATGAAGAAATTCATTGAGAGAGGCTGGTCAATCTCTATAGGTCAAACCTTAAAGATCATGCTTCAATCGAACAAGGTTGATATGAGTGACACTGAAACATTCATTGATCAGATCATGGGTGTAGATATTCTGTATATCAATCAATTTATTGCTCACATCAACAAAGCCAGCGATATGATGGACAACCCTTTCGTATTCGAAGCCTTACTTGATAAAGCCTTCAATGAAGAGCTTGAAGATGGGAGTGAAATCACAGAAATATCAAACGTTTAATCTACAAAATGTTAAGTCAAAAGATTAATAGAGAAGCACGCTATGGACGCGGCTGGGCAAGTCTGGGCAGTTTCATCGGGTCTCCCGAAAACCCCCAGAGGCGCTGCAGCGGCTACCTAGTTGGTGCCCTTTGAGCAGAAATCAGGAGTCAATTTCGGTTCGCCGAGACGCCTGACTAAGCTTAATTACAGTTAAATGAACCCATTTATTCACTATGGGCTTTAATCGCAGCTCTTATGAGTTGCACTCTCTATTATTGTAAAATGGATATCCAATCTTATGACGCAACAAATTACACAAGGCTTTCTCGTTGACGGTAACGTATTTGAAACACGTGCTGAAGCTAACGCTTACCTGCGCCGTCCTAAAATCATTGCTGCACTGAATGAACTTACGGAAGGTAACGAAGGCTTATCTCAATGGATGGTGGAAAACCAAGACACTATTGAGGCTGCCTTCGAAACAGGTACAGTCCGCCGTGTTAAAGTCGTTGATCGTAATCGTCTCACCCGCGCCTTTGCAGCTGTCAATACCGCTGTTACTGAGGACAACTTGAACCTCAACCAGGACATGCAATTCTTAATTGACAATGCAGAGCAACTGGTAGAGTCTTTCCGTTGGCCGAAAGTCAAGCGTCTCTCCCCAGAAGAGAAAGCGCTACAAGCCAAGAACACTCTCATGGCCGCGACTGAGAACGATGAAGATCTGTCTACCTGGATTATCGAGCATCAAGACCAGCTGATTGAAGCGTTTGCTTCTGGTATCGAAAAGCGCACACCATCGCCAAAAGCTATGGCCGCTCTCGAAGCATATCGCTTGAAGAAAGCTGCAGAGAAAGCCGCTGCAGAAGAAGCAGAAGCAGAAGGCTAAATCTAAGCCGTTGTAATGTAGTACAGCCCCTAGGAACTCTCTTAGGGGCTTTTTTACGCAATCAGGAGAAACGTAATGGAAGCGACAACAGGAATCACAACAGAGCAACTTGAGGCTAGCATCGCAATCTGCATTCACACGTTAGTGGTTGTACTAGGGGAAGACAAAGAGTTCTATAAAGGGGTAATCAGGAATCGATATCTGATAGGTAGTGCAATTGAAAAGATGAAAGATGGTCTATCTGCGCCTGAGCATGAGCAAGACGCTTTGGTGCACTTCAGAGAAGGGATGGCCGTTCGTCTTAAAGCGATAGAAAACTTGATTGAATCAAGCAAGCTAGGAGCTACCACTAAAACTGCCATTAAAAGTGCCTAAGACCCCAGGGAAAAGAAGAGAACCTAAGCCTTTTCACTTTCTCTGTACAGGGCCAATGCACGACACCAAGCATAAGGATATCCTAGGATGTATAAAATTACAAGCAGATAGAGATTTACTTGTAAACACTTCGCAAACATCAATCAAAGGATGTACACTTTATCACATCCCTTACCCTGTCACTAAACAGTACAAAATAGAAGGGGGCGTCCCAATGCTCCCTGTGTTCACTAAAATTGATTGGGTCAACTATAAATTCTTGGAGAGATCATGGTAGAAGGTTTAGGTGAAAACTATAGATTAGTAGGCGGCGTTCTTCATGTAAACAGGCAAAACGGTCACTTGCTAGGCGAATGGGTTGAAGCAACAAAGAAAACCTTAACAGAGTTACTATTGAGCGCCTTAGCAGCTAAGAGTAAAATCGTAGTCACCCTGCCTAGTGAAGACGACAAGATCCGCAAAAGACTCCAGGCAGGCGAGGACGTAAAAGCTTCAGAAGTGTCCCCTGCTCTCATGTTCAGAAACTTGTCAGAAAAACTGCCTGTACGGGTAGATGAAGACGGCAAAGAAAAGCCGCCCAACAAAGCACTAGTAGCTCTCCTATGGGCAGACGAAGAAGGCCGGTACGATGTCACCATCTTAAAAGCGGGCTTAATGTCCTCTGAAGCTGTAACACTTGCAGAAGCTGTAAAGGCTGTCATGCTGAATGACATGGGTCTTAATCTATTCCCTGAAGATATTGAACAATACTAGGAGAACGTATGTTAATTGATCACAGACATGAGGTCATAGAGTTGACTTCGCAAGATGGTGAGCACGTGGCCTATGGTTGCGTTTTCACGGAAGGCGGCAAGATGCATTTAGAGAGTGACAAGGAAAAACACTACGAAATGTTAGTGAAGCGCGATCAATCCAATAGCGATAAAACTAGCGGACCCCCTATGATCAGGTGGCTCACATGGAGTGAAATTTTCGGGAGAACAAAAGAATGCTATGGTGTATTTGACGAAAATGACATGCTCCTTAGCATTCACTATGAGTGGTTCCTTGCCTATGAAGCAGCAAAAGCACACTTAATTACTCGTATACCATTCTAGGAGATAGTATGCACCGTTTATTTAGTGACGCAGTTGCAATTAACACCCTCAACATACCCGAGTTAGTGATCCTCATAGGGCTAGTTGCCACTATAGGACTCTATCTTCTCTACATAATTAATGTTCGTACAAAGGATTGATGACATGAAAAAGTTATTAATGGTATTACTATTCTCACCGGCTATTACCTTCGCTTCCCTAAGCGTCTCAATGTCGCCAGGCGCTGTAGTCACACTCGATGAGCGTGCAGCAGAGCTTCTCCCAGGAGGGCGTGCTGAGTTAGAAAGAATGCGTGACGAGATCATTGGCCCAGACGCATGTCTAGATGCTGGTGTAATGTTCATTGGTTTTGGCACACGTGCTAACCCCTTGATATACCTTGGAGAGCCTCCCCTTGCTTTCCCTCAAAACTACGCAGTAACAGACTACCCTTGGGAGAATCTTACAGCTGATTTCACGCTCAGATTTGACGAGACACAAGTCACACTTGAGATGAACAACCAGACTGTTTTAACGTATGAAGGCATTGAGCTAGAAGACACAGACGTGCTCTACGTGCAGATTGAGAATAACAGCAAGGGGAGCCTACTGACACTCTCTAATTTACTGTATAACAGACTGTCTCTCGATGCCCCTGAGCCTGGTTTCGGTTCAACCACTCTAGCGTACCCTGTGTTTGGCGATAGCGGCGTAATTAGCGGCACTATTGATTTACAGGGCGACTTCATAGGCGGTGAGATAGGGTCTTTCATCCAGATACGCTGGGGTAAAGACGAGTGTGGTCTACTGGCGGAGAGTGAAAAACAGGTTGCCGTGGACACTTTCACAAAGTGGGGGAAGGTAACAGGTATAGTGATAATCGTTCTATATGGCGCTAGCGTGCTTGCATCGCGAGGTAAAAAAGGAAGAAACAAATGAGCAGGATGAATAATCACCCGCTTTATGCGATGAAATACTTGATTAATGGGATGCCAACTAACATTGGCATGCTAGTGTCTCTTGCTACAACTGCCACACCTAAGCTCAAAAAGACATCGTTTACTACCCAAGAACAGTGTCTTAAAGTTTTACGCGAGAAAGGGTTTAACATCGAATACTTTGAAGACCCAGAGATCTCGCCTGAGCTTGTCCAGTACCACAAGGAAATGAATGCCAAATAGCCGATTCGAAAGAAGCCTAGAACATTTTCCATGTAAACATTCACATATACAGGAGCATCACATGAGCATCTATGATAGCGTAGACACAAAGAAATTTAAGGAAGGTGTTGAAAATGCCCTTTCATACCTTAACTCAGGGCATTGGATCGATAGTAGCAATAATGGCGTAGTAGTTGCTATCGAGGATATGCACATTAAGCACGTTGAAAATGTCATCAAGTACTTTAAGACACTGCGCCCAAAGAGTCACAACGCAGTGTGTATTCCTTACATGGAGCGAGAACTTGCGCGGCGAGCTGCCTTGACTGCAGAACGTGATAGCAGCAAAGAGCCTGACCTCACAAAGCGCATAGAAACACATGTAAAGCGAGCAGAAAATGTCCCCATAACTACACAGTTTGATATTGCATATGTGCAAAATGTGGCGCTCATTCAAGGTCTTCTCACAAAGACTAATTCACTTGCAGCGTTACGAACACAGCGCAAAGAAAGAGTGCGTGATCTTTTAAATGAGCTGACAATACTGCGCGGACTACTGAAGGTATCCCAAGAATGATAAACATCATCTCAACATACAAAGACTTCTCTATTGAAGAGCACATTGGAATCAACGGTGGAATAAACAAGGTAATCGTGCTACACAGAGGAGTCGCTCTTGGCCTTATTGATACTGTCCTTAAAGCTAAGACAATCAAGCTCGCAGATGGCTGTAAAGCCTTCCTTGACAAGCGCCCTGGGCTACTTAACTGGGTACGCTCAATCAATGAGTCATATGGCGAGCCTTTGTACACCCTGGAACACAACTCAACAAAGGAGTAGGTATGGACCATCAAAACCCCTATGCGAACATCCCCACGGTTGAAGATGAATTTGTCATGAGTATCTGGGAAGACATCTCAGGGGAGCTGCTCCAAACATACATCGGACTATTCGGCACTTACGCTGAGTGCCTCGAGAAGGCTCAAGACTTCACAACAGTTAATGTAGTCAAAACGCTAATCAAAAAAACAAAGGGAAGCTAAATATGGATAACTCGATTGATATCTCGGAACGTGACAAGGCCGCTGTTCTCTCTCTACTTTGGAACGCAAGTACACCTTTCGGTATCCATAGATGCATGGAGGGTATCACAGAAGCCGAGGAAATGACAATAGGAGAGGCAAGTGAACTCCTAGAGCGAGACAACTTGTACTTCGAGTATATCAGAGGTCGCGTGATTAATATGGATCTCTCAGGTGACACCCTTAACCCTACATTGTACGACATGGATAACGGTGAAGGAGCTGCCGCGAAAGCTCTTGGAATAAAAAGAGAAGACAAAAATGATTAACTACACAGAGGGGAGGAAATGAATAAAGAGCAAGCACTAGCACTCCACCTCAGATTTCCTGGAGCATACCATATGATGCGACACCCCTCGAGATATATTAGAGGTGGTCACTATTTTGATCTCTACCCTATCCTCCCAAAAGGTCTACCGGAACCAACAAAGAAAATGATAAAAGAAGGCTTTGTATATGTAGGCGAAGGACCCCTCAAAGGTTACAGCTATGACCAAACCATTAATGCTTTTGTAACCAATGTAGACAATACACCTTGGATTCACGGCAAGAAATGGCACTGCGCAGCAAAAGGGAATCATTGCTGCATACACCCTGGTGATCTTTTCGCAGACAAGCTTTTCAACCGCTATCAACGCTCAAAGGGAGTTGTAATGAACGATAAAATAAACCCTCGCCCTCTAAAAGGACTTCTTAAAGACCACAAAGGCTCAACCAGAGACCCTCTTTTGACTACGGATAAAGATGGCGCGTACGTTCTTTGTAATGAACAAGGCGGCACAATTGCTCGTTTGGCTGAGGTATACAAAGGTATGCTCTTGGCTACTCCCCATTGCAAAGGGACACTAGAAGAAGCGGGTTTTGCCACTGACTGGGCGCACTGGAACCGCGACGGGTCAATCAAGAGTATGCCAGGATGAGAGACTTCTGGTGGTCTCGAGCGGCTGGCAAAGTGAGGTGTGAGGGGAGATCTCTCACTGAAGTATTCCGTGAAGGACGTCTCAGGTACGACCTGGGGCTATTTTTGCCTTTGCCTCAAAAAGTCTTCAATGGGCGCGCTAAAGCTTATTTCAAGATTAAAGTCAAGGAGAAAAAGAAATGGAAGGTTGTAGACAATTAACCACACAAGCGCCCAAAAAAGAAGGTTGGAGATATTGCCCTTGGTGCTTAGGCTTCGGGGCCCGACCTAGAATAGAAGACCCCCGTCAAACCGAGACTAACCCAATAAGATGCGGCTAGTGTAACGCCACTGGTCTAGTTAAGGAGAAGAGAAAATGAAATACCATCTTCAAAAGTTTAAGCACAAAGACGGTAATAACATACACGGAGACTGCTGGAGGACAGCTATTGCGTGCATACTTGACCTGGAGCGCGATGAAGTGCCTCACGTGTATGAGTCAGAGCTGTACAAGACAGGTAAAGCAAGTGCAGAAGCCTTAATGGGTAAATGGCTGCTCGATAGAGGATACACTCTTGTAGAAATACCCTATGCATGCAACGTTGATGAATTGCTTGACTCCACAGTCATGGTGATGTCACCTTATCTCATATCAGCCCAATCCCCCCGCTATGATACAAACCATGTAGTGATTGCACAAGGAGGTGTAATCATCCATGATCCTGCAGGTGATGTAGAGCCAATCACTGAAGCTGGCCCTGATAACCATACATGGTTAGGCCTTATTATGCCATTCAATTACGGTAGTTTCAAGTTTCAAGGAATAAACAATGAGTAAATTTTATATCACTTTTATGCTTAAACAAGTACAACAAGGCTACCCTCACGCTGTTATCATTGAAGCCAAAGGCTTTGGTGAAGCGCGAGACAAGATGGTTAAAGCTTTTGGCGTAGCCTGGGCCTTCGTCTACACCGAAAAGCAATGGGAGAAAGACTTCGATTATATCCGTGAGGTCGACCCTGCCTATAGCCCTGTAGTAATGCCTCTAGAAGAAGCGAAGTTAAAATTCCCTCAAAAGCGAGAAATGACATGACTAATGAATTGACACTAGAGACAAGCGAACAAATAACACCCTTTGACCTCTTTCTGGCGGCTGCATTTATCGGGCTTTCTAGCACAGATGAGAGGGCACCTGACGTTCGCCATGTGCTTGCTAAGGCCAAACAGCTGCAAGGATACGCTGATGAAGTGAAAGGCAACCCTAAACACCCACTCCCGGACGGCTGGACGGTGGGCAATAAGTCTCACGATGGCGTGTATGACCTTTTCCGCAAAGACTATCCAAGAGTTGTTGAGATCTCTGAGTACAGCACTAATGAATCTAGCAAAATACTATACGCTCTCTTAAAAGACATGGGGCAACTCGATGAAGAGTGAAAAAGAAAGGCCAGGAAAGATTATTGCTATTGATTTTGACGGTACATGTGTAACTCATGCTTATCCTATGATCGGGGCAGAAATTGGGGCAGCACCTGTGCTCAGGGAGCTAGACAGAGAAGGTCACAAGCTCCTTCTCTGGACAATGCGGAGCGGTGAACAGTTAAAGGAAGCGATAAAGTGGTTCATTGATAGCGAGATCGAACTTTGGGCATCAAACCGTAACCCTACACAAGCTGCTTGGACAAGCTCGCCTAAAGCATATGCAAACCTTTACATTGATGACGCTGGTCTAGGTATGCCTTTAAGAGCAGACTTTGGTCTCTCAGATAGACCTTTTGTTGACTGGGATAAGACCCTAGAGCTACTCATCCAACACCAATACTTATCGAGGACAAATTCATGAACCAATATTCAGTGAAAGAAGACCGCAACCTTGAACTCTGCGGAGGACATTACGAGAAACACCTTGCAGCGGTTATGCGTGAAAAGCTGTGTGAACCTGAAGATGTAGCCTTTGAGCTGGCACTCAGAGACAGGCTTGTTCAACAACTTCTTACTGCGGGAGAGGAAGCTCTGGATGCATTAGCTCCTTTCAGTAATGCCACGGAGTTGTTAACGAAATGAAGAAACTCTATGCAACAGACGAAGAATACGACCCTGAATCTCTTGGTGAGCACTACACTAACCATGTAAGTGCAATGACAGGCGAAGCGCTTTACGCAAAATCACGTATTGCTTATGAACTAGCTCGCCGTGATAAAGAAATCAAGCGATTGAGGGCTGCACTTGAGTCTGCAAAAAAGACTCTTTCAGCAGTCAATGTGGAATTAAAAGGAACAGTAAACAAAAGGAGCAAGTAATGGAAGACCTTATAATGGATGGCTTTATTAGACGTATTTCGCAGGAAAGCCTGGGCTATCTCTTTGAGAACTCTCAAGGTAACATGGCTTGGCCGATTTCAGGCGGCAATGTAGATTTTGAAGACCTTGAAGGCAAATACCTAGAGATAGTCTACAAAGACAAAACCTCCCACCATACGTTCGATGATCCGTTTGATGACGAGACAATTTGGATTGAGTCGGCTATCGAGATTGCACACCCTGGAGACGGCGGAGGTCGCGGTGATGACTTAAACCTTGTGGTGTTTGTAGTAGGTACACCTAACCGGAGTAGCGCGTCATTGGCCCGAATGCATAGACTTGCCGAGTCACGAGCAGGTTCGATAAGAGCGGCTTTAGTCCAAGAGCTCCCTCCTTGGCTAAGGATAGAGGTTAGAGCCGAAGTCCTTCTTACAAACGAAGCGACTCATCCCCACGTCTACTGTCGTATGAGTATCTTTAATCTTGTACAATCGGGTTATTTCGGTGACTGGGTTCCTAACCAATACCATCTAATAGGCGGCCCATCTTTTAATGGCGCAGGAGGGCATGCAAGTGGATCGCATAGCGTAACATATAGGATGGGCGGCACTAGCATAGACCTTCATGAAGTTTTCCACAATAACCCTTACTGGGTCACTAAAGGTTTTGCCCCGCATACAAAAGAGTATAATCGCAGCGGAGAGCTCGTAGAGTATGCAAAAGGTCCAGCCGCAGATTGGATGGGTTCAGGTAATGACCGTCGACCTAATGTACTGACACGCCGATCAATGAAAATGCTGTGGGAAGACCGCGTGCTGCATCTGCCTGACAGTAGTCTTTCAGTAGAGGCTATACTAGCGCCAGTTGAGTCAATACCCTCGGCAATACCTGAGGGCTGTTATCAGGCAGTCTGTTTACCTGGTAGCATTTACTTATCTGTAAGAACAATCTTCGGCATACATACAGCAGGAGGGCAGCAAGACAGTATACACGTGAATGACGGGAGCCAGCAAAATATAGCAATAGGCGAGTCAACACACTTTACTCCTATTACACATAGAGACTGGCTGATAACAACAGAAGACACCCTTGATGGGCTAGTTAAGGTAAAAGCGGTCCATGAAGACGAAACAAGAGCTGTTATTCCCGCTAGCTTCCCTGAAGAAACTTTAACACTAGGCGTTGAAAGCGGCAATCTTTCAAGAGTACATGCAGGCATATGGGAAGATCGTAGGTTCCCTAAACAAGGCCTTGGATTTTTCTATATACCTTCTACGAATGACGCCCCTCCAACCGTTGCAGGAGTATGGTTTACGCAAACACAAGAAAGAGACGGCAGAGGTAAGACTCGTTGGATGACAATGCAAGGTGAAGTCATTAATGGTGTAGCAGAGATGACCCTAAGAGAAGACAGAGGAGGCGACCTTGTAGATGTAGGTCGCGCCAGAATGAGTTTTGATGATGGTACAATCGGCGAGTTCCAGTTTGCATTAGATACAGGCAGAGGTCAGCTTTTACTGTCTAAGGTCATGGACGCTAAAGAAGGTAGCAGCTGGTGGTACGACAAACTATATCGCCATGAAGGTGTTCTCATATTTAAAGACGAGCACGCAACAAAAGCCTGGCTGTTCAAACCTGGTGACTGGAAATTCCTCGACACTGACGAGGATCTCATCGGCATCCCCTACACCGTTAGGCGCAGCTCTTTCTTGAACACAAGGGAAGCTGAGCTCTTCCCAGAGCGAGAGGTGATAATCTCAGGAGGCACCGCAAATGAACCTCTTATGGTAGCTCTTGACGGTGTTGACAGGCGCTATCGAACTAGATTAATATAGGAGAAGTAAATGGAATCAAGTCTAAGCTACCCTCTCATAAAGCTGAACGAATTCGAAGTTTCAGTCCTAAGCAGTGTGAGAGAGCTGATGATCGCGAACAGAGAGAAAGGGGATTCCTCTTCTCTCTTTGATTATATCTATACGGGAGAACAGTTTGGCAGAATCGACACAGGGCTCGAACCTAAGCTCATGAAGGTAATCAATGGAAGTACACTGCTGGAGCATTTCCGTCTAAAGAGGGTTTCTATCATGCATGAGACCACTTTGCAACTTGAGTGGATACGTCTCTTGATCGAGCATAACACCAAATAAAGGTAAACACAATGTCATACCCAATGATCCGTCTTACAGATAACGAGTGCTACTTACTGATATTAGCGCAACAAGACCTTCGTGCACCTGTTTATCTGTGTACGAAACCTACTTTGCTTGGTCCTGTTTATAAACGGAGGAGGCTTTATCGAGAGCATGCTGCACTTGATGGAAGAGTTTGTCTATTTCCCTCTTAAGAAAGAGTTTGTCTACAAGAAGCTATACATAGTCGTGAGATGATAAGGAGGCATAATGTCAAATATAGTGCAGGAAGTAAAAGCAAGGATAATGGCGGGAGAAGACCCTATTGAAGTGATAGAAGGGCTCCGCGAGGTGCTTAAATTGAAAGACAGGCAAAAGGTAGGTAAAGCAATGATAACGCTACCTAATGATTGCGTCAAAGCACATGATGTGTTGAGTAAGGATAAGTTTATAAGGAATAACCTAGTGAGGCCTCATTTCGTTTATCTATTTCCTGACTTTGATTACGTTTACAAGGGGCAAACTTTTGAGCTAACAGTTGTTGTTCAGCGGCACAAGACATGAGAAAGGAGACAACATGCTAGGTGAACTGATGGAAAGAGCAATACTGAAGGGACAAGACCCTTTAGCGGAAATAGCTGGCCTCTTGCCAGTCGCTGTGGACAAGTACAGGATAAACCGTGAGAAGATAATGATTACACTCCCTTGGAATAACTTTAAAGCAGTAGACGCGTTAAAGAAGCGGGTTTACTTCCAGGAGTGTACCAGTGAATACGAGCAAGTCACTTACAAGGCGTTAATCGACTTCATGTATGAAGGTGAAGTATATAGAGTAGTCGTGAAGTTAAATCTTGAAGTCAATTAGGAGAAAATCATGAATTTCCCTTTATTTAGAATGAGTGAGACAGAAATGGTAGCTTTTGTTACCGCGCTTCACCGAGACCATAGTGGTAGTTTTATGTGTAATAAAAACACGCTGCCTATAGAAATTAAGGCCAAAATAAGAGAAACGCTTTATAAAATGAGCGGCGAAACTTATATCGCGCTAGAAGACGTCATAAAGTTGTCTGTGCCTACTCGTGACAGAAAGAGCGCGCGGTATAAATTAAGACGGGAGTGGGCTGAAGCTCTCATGGCCTATAATAACGTAGTGTGCTATGTCGGTCCTTTACATGGCTTCTATCAAGGGATAGCGCTCAAACACACAAGCCAGGTGAGGCATTGCATAGGTGAAATGCTAGAGCACACAGGTACAGGTTTTGTCTATGATTCCATGCTCGAGAAATTCAGCATTGCTGACGGTCGAATAGCGCACATTATCAGGAACACCGAGGAGTTCTGTAAGCCTCATGATGGCCTTGAGATGTATACATACATGTCATTTACAGTGGAAATTGTGAGAGACGTGAAGCGATGATGACCGTAAAAACGACTCTAGATAAGGTCTTCCCCTTGTTCGAGATGAGTGAAAGCGATCTGTTAGATTTCATTAGGGCCGCCTATATCGATTTTGATGCTACTTACATGTGTAACAAAGCTAGACTCTCTTGGAGACTGAAGTCTCTAATCGGAGATTGTCTAGACGCGTGGCCGTATGGGAGAAGTGCTACACTTGAGACAATATTGAATGGGCCGCATAATGGCACAGTCCCTAGCCGCGCCTTACGGGAAGAATGGGCAATCACCTTAGCGCTCTTCAATGGTCAGCCTAAAATGGCCATGTGGCTGCTTGAACTCTATAAAGCCGCCAGGAAAGATGACGAAAACATGGTAGTCTTTGCGGTAAACCAGATCGTAATAGGCTCAGGGACGCCTAGCAGAGTCGACTTCGAGACTCAAACTCTTGTGATAGAGAAAGGGGAAGTATCAGAGATGCTCGCAGAAGTACAGGAGATTTACAGCGCAATCAAAGATGAGCTACACTATAGAAAGCTTAAAGTTAAAATCGTAGACAACATACAGAGAGAACAGCCATGAAGTTTCCCATGACAAAACTAACACACAATCAGTGCTACATGCTTATATTAGCTGAGGAGCGCAAAGACGCTGTACACATGTGTAACAAAGATATTCTGCAGAATTTCAGAGGCAAGCAGCTAACAGAAAAGCTTGTTCGCGCTATGCGGGGGCTGTACTTGGAGTTTGCCCAGCGTATAGGCAACACGCCTTCTGACACACTCCCCCAAGTATTAGAGCACGCAATTGAGCGTGAAAACGTTGACGATTGGCCGGCTGCAGACTCTGATGCTTATGAGCGCATGAGAGAGCTGCGGAGAGACTGGGTAGATGCCCTCTTGCATTACAACGGTACCACGAGAGTAGGCACAATGATGACGCGACTGGAGAAGCTAGCGGAGAAAAACAAGGACATCACCCCTGTACTATGGTGGCTAAGCGGGAAGTATGGCGTAGAAGTGAAGCAGAAGTTTGACGTTGAGATCTGGCCAGGGTACACTGAGGACGCATTAGGTGACATTGTGACTTGGGTATTTCACCAGTGGCCTTCAGAGCTTTTCAACGCGCTGCATGATATCGCTGCACTCAATGAGGTAGCGCCTAACACTTATGCGTATTTAGCTGGTGACCGTAAAGTGGTCATTAAGCTAGTCAAAAGAGGTTAACATGTATAAAGAGATTGAAAGACCTTACCCGATAATAGAGCTGTCACCAAAGGAGCTAGGCAATTTCGTGGAAGCACTTCACAATGATCGCTCCAGTGATTTTATGTGCCAAAAGCTCACATTATCGCCTCTAATAAGAGAAAAACTGTACAAGATATTTGGAAGACCGAGCGAAATGGACTGGTCAGTGTCGCTAGAAGGCTATATGAGAGAGAAAATAGGAGCAGAGTTATTTGGGATAAAGTACAGCCACTTTACCTTGTATCAGCAAAGATGCGAGTGGATGACATTACTGCTGGGACATAATAAGGCACCAAAGTACCTTAAAGCGTCACACAAGAACTATCAAAAAGCACGCTGGCCAAGTGAAGGAGGTTAACATGTATTACCCAATGTTCAAGATGACCGTTAAAGAGCTAGAGAATTTCGTTGACGCGCTGCACAATGAGCAGAGTTGTGTTTTCTTTTGTAACAAAAAGACAGTACTAGCTTCAACAAAAAAGAAACTGCAGAAGGTGTTTCCCCCAGAATTTGGGCAATCACTTACCTTAGAAGGCCTTCTCCATGACAAGGTGGGATCACACGAGTTCTTTAGTGAATACCGCCTCCTTGGTAAATACCAACTAAGATCCAGATGGGTGACCCGATTGCTCACTTACAATAAGGCTCCGAAACATCTCAAAGATTTACACAAGAAATATCAAGGCAAATAGGAGCAAGACACTATGTACTACCCAATGTTCAAGATGACTGAGACACAGCTAGAAAACTTTATCTGGGCGCTACACACAGATCACAGCAGCAAGTTCTTCTGCGTTAAACACACAGTCCTTGTGTCAACAAAGCATAAACTGGAGAAGGTTTTTAAAGGGGCACCGTTAGAGAGCCTTGTGAGGTCATTACCTAGAGACGTCTGCAGGGCAGTTGATAGTAACTACGCGCTAAGGTGCAGATGGGTAACCCGATTAATTACTTACAACAAGGCATCAGACAACCTCAGAGAGCTGCATAAAGGCTTTTTAAAAATGCCCAGGTCATATGCAGCGAGATTAAGGGAGAAGCCCCGTGGTAACTGAATCGATGTGCTTCAAATTACTTACCTTAAAGCTTAAAGTGACCAGACTGTGGTTTCCTGTGTTTAAGATGACTGAAGATGAACTGCTTAATTTCATACAAGCATTACACTTTGACGACTCCAGTAGTTACTTCTGTAACAAAACGACAGTATACTCCTCAACAAAAAGGAAGTTAGAGAAGATATTCGGAGGGCACGGGCCAATAGCCCTGGAGCAAGCTGTGAATAGTCCTATGACTATCTTATTAAAAAAGGACAGCCATTATGCCCTGAGATGCAAATGGGTAACCCGATTATTGCGCTATAACATGGCACCCAGGGAATATAAGAAGTTACACAAAAGACTCATGAAAGCGCCTCATAGGGCAGTTAGACTGAAAAGGAGAGGCTAATGATACAAAAAATGCTAAGAGTTAATGCAATAGTAGAACTCTTAAGGGAAGCGATAGAGAAAGGGGAGGATGTGACAGATATGCTGGAGGCGTTATTCGAGGAATTAAATGTGGATGTACAAGTGTTTGATGACACAGAGCTACACACAGAGTTCTTCAGGATAGCAAGGATTGTCTACAATCGCAAACCATGAGGAAAAGCTAATGAGTGAAGCCCTTTTGACTGGAGGGCAATAACCAGGCCTGTTATAGCGAAGCCCTATGTGTGTCGATATTCGGTGTAAAACAGATAGGCATAGGCTATAGTATAAGAGGCAATAAAGTGAAAGACATGTGACCATACCTAACCATACCCTCCTGGAACACCCTAACCGGTGTTCTGGGAGGGAGATCTGGGTTATTTTTTTCGGATATATGAATTCGAGAATCCCTTAGATGTCCTTTGTTTTTGTTTAAAGGCTATAGCCCAACTGGTCAGGCAGTTGGGCGGGCTTAGCCCTCCCGAGAACGAGAGGTAGGACGAGAGGTATGCACGAAGGGTAAGCAAGATCGAATCAAATGATCTTAGAAAATAAACTAAGGTTGACTCAAGAGATCCCTAGTGATACCAGGTCTTGGTATTAACCTAAGAAATAAGTGAAAAAAACGAAAGTGGAAACCCCTTACCCCTTAAAGATTAGTTACCACTCGTCTAAGAAACAAGATAAAAGACAAAGCAAACCCCAAAAGCAAGTCAAAAAAAGCAAACCTGTTCCGAGCGGTAACCATCTTGTAAGCACTATTGCGCTCACAAAAGGGCAGGATCAACAATTTCGTATTTAAGGCATTTTTCGCGGATGCGAAAGAATGACCGTTTCAACACTTATTCTTTAACATTTCGATGCGGCTTTAACGGAACGTAATCAGAGCTTCTACGTACATTCTAAAGACAACACACTGATTAATTTCTTTGTGTATACCAAGACATGTGCGAATATAACACAGTAGTGTAACATTAACATTCTGTGAGAGATTCTCCCCAGAAGGACATAGGGTTCAGTGAACTAATTCGGTAACTCTTACGACATCTCTCTGTCACGCTCAGTTCGATTAACCCGATTTACCTATTGATTGTATCAGGGAAGAACGATACGGGATGAATTTGAGAGATGACCTAGCGTACGAGAGCAAGAACGCAGAGTGCTGCCTCAGGGATAAATGCGAGAGACTTCACAAAGAGAGTGTTCTCTGGATACTCGCTGATGTGAGCCAGAATGAAAATAAGCGTTGTCTTGAGAGGCTGGAAGGGTCTGAAAGGATTATCTCAAAGCGCAACAAGGTGATCTGAGATGACTCTAGGTTAGCGCTTGGAGATTTATAAGGTCAGCGAAAATATGCGACTTTGTGCTCTTCCTGAGACATCTCGCGTATAGTAACACTCTCGACCCCTAGGCTAACAACCCAGAGCAATAACCATAATCATAACCATTGACACACTAATTGACAATAAAGGAGACTCTATGTCAAACAACAAAGAGCTCTTCTTTAATGAAGATCTAAGTGATGACCTGGATGACGATGAGGATCAAGCCCTAGTAGAAACACCGGCTGACTCTGTAATAGCACTTAAACGTGTAGAGTTTGACCCCATGGAGCGTATGGCGAAAGTCTTTAATCGCTTCGAGGCTGAAGACGAGTACTGGCAGAATATTAGAGAGAAGCCCATAAGCAATATTCTTACGAAAGTCAATGTAGGCGTCAAGCAGCGCAATGTGCGCTACTCAGCTGTTGCTCATACTTCAGCTCTTCATGGTATGCTACAGACAGCTAAAGAACTACTCCCTTATCAGCACGCTAAAATACCTACAGCGCTTAACCTAAACACACCTCCTCCACCTGCTCTTAGTATCTTCCTTGAAGATGGCGGTAATGGAGCATTCCGTGAGGTTGACCCTGACGCTATTGACGGAGAGTTCGTTGATGTAGCGCCTGGAGAATAACATGCGTATCAAATTGCATAAAGGACAGTCCGAAGTCTTCAAGGCGATCTTCCTGGCTCGTCTACAGCGTCACTACGTTACTGTATGTGCTCGTGGCTGGGGCAAGACCTATCTTGCGGCAACAGCAGCAACGAAGGCCGTCAAAGAGCTCTGTAGTATGCGTACTAGAGTGCCTAACAAAGATGTCCGAATCATCTGCCCCACATTTGACCAAGCGATCGATATCTACTATCCCATCCTTGCGTATGACATGGGTATGCTCCCTTACTCTAAAGGCGAGCGAACAGGTAGATTTAAATTCGCTAACAACACAAGACTCACGCTTACATCCTACGAGTCAGTCGAAAGGATGCGAGGCAAGGGCACTTACTTTGCTGTAAACGATGAGCCGTCCTCGTGGACTAAAGGAATGGGTTTTCAGAAAGCCTGGGAAGACATTATTGAGCCCACGATCATGTCTCGTTGGAGCCCAATGAGAGCAAGACAAGTAGGCGTAACGTCTGCAGGCAAGTCACTGACCATTGGTACACCTAATGGTTATAACTTTCTGTATGATATGTATAACTTCGGTTCTACTGACCCTACGTGGAAGAACTTTCACTATGACTACACGACGTCACCCTATCTTGACCCTGCTGAGATCGAGCTACTTAAGCACCGTATTGACCCTCTAACGTTTGCCAGAGAATACCTTGCATCGTTCGAAGAGTCAGGCGCTAATGTGTTCTATTGCTTCAGCAGAGACAAGCACATATTACCAGATGTACCTTACTTTAAAATCACCGATGAACACAAGGAGGATGTCCATGTCTGCATTGACTTTAACGTTGGTGTACAAGCGTCTTCTATGTTTGCTCTCAGAAGCAAGAAGATGTATTTCCTTGACGAAACTCAAGGGCTACCTAACACAGAAGAGTTAGCGAATTACCTTGTGCAGAAGTTTCCTGGGCATCGCATTATAGCGTACCCTGACCCTACAGGTAATAGCCGTAAGACGTCAGCCACGATTGGTGTCACTGACTTTGCTATCCTGAAAGACAAAGGGATACGCGTGTGCGCTCGCTCAGCTAGCCCACCTATCATCGACTCAGTGAATGCTGTGAACTCTAGGCTGCTTACACAGGCAGGTGACATCAGTATGTTCTTCTGTGCAAAGAGATGTAAGCGCACAATTAAGAGCCTGGAGCGCACCAGCTGGCTAGAGAACAACCCTAACTTGGCTGTCATCGATAAGTCCGAGGGCGTTGAGCATTTCTCTGACGGTGTCCGCTATGCTACCGAGTATCTATTCCCTGTTCGCTTCAACCGTGTTATCGTGAGCAGACAAACTAATGACTTCTAGGAGCCACTATGTCAACAGAGTATGATGTACGAATAAAGCAAAACACAGCGTGGCTCTTTAAGGTCACGGTGAATGATAAAGATAACAGCCCTGTAGACCTCACAGGGTATGCAGGTGAGTTTGTTATCCGTAAGTCAATGAGAGACCGCACTGCTGTCTTTCGGACTTCCAATGTAACATTCGGTGATACCACGCACAATGTGCAGACACGCATCACAGCCACCGAGAGCGATCTCATGCCGACAGGCAATGAAGACTCTGAGTGGGTATATCAGCTGCTCATCTGGGATCCAAACGATAGAGACAACACAGCACGTGACATTGCTCATGGTATGGCTGAGATTGTCCCTTCAGCGAGTAGACCGGATGATGTGACATGATTGAATGTGATGCTACACTCGTTGTAAGCGAAGTGGTTACTACACTTGTAGTGTCAGATGATGGTAGCACTATTGTACCTACAGAGGTCGTTGAAGAGATTCACGTAGTAGAGGAACCCAATGATAATATCGTAGTAGACGATTATGAGGTAGTCTTTGAAGTCACTGAGGCTATGTCCATTAATCAATATTTCTCTGGTAACCCTTCTAACGTAAAGGCAGACACACATGAGCCTAGTGGCCCTAGTGATGTATCCTTTGAGCTGACACACGAGCCTAAAGGTGACTTCTCCCTCTTCCTCAATGGTGTGCGCATTAATAGCTACTACACCTTTGAAGACAAGCTTGTGACGTACACAGGTAGTATCCCTTTAAGTTCTACTGACACTCTCACAGCTGTTTATATTGTAGACGAATCAGTCGATACAGGTACATCAGTGTCCTATAGAGACACGGCGACAGAATGGGCTAACCTTAACCCTATCTTGATGTTAAACATGATCGGCCTAGAGACAGATACGGCTAAGATCAAGATAGGCGATGGCGTGACCGCCTGGAACGCTCTACCGTATATACGCAGTGAAATCAATTGGCACTCAACTCAATGGTAAGGAATTAACCATGGCTACATTCCAAGTATTCAAAGAGACAGCTTTGCCTGGCTCTCTTCAACCTAATAGTATTTACTTTATTGCCCCTGCCTCTCCTGCTGGTCGCTTAGATGTCTATGTGTCTAACTCTGCAGGTAACGCAGTGAGACGCACTATATCACAAGCAGAGATTCAAGCCCTCATTGATTCAGCGGTTGCTGGAGCGTCTGGTGGCACAATCATTGTAGACGATATTGCAGCTCGTAACTTACTCACACCAGAAGATGCCCAAGAAGTTCTCGTGATTGATGCATCAGCGGACAGTACAGTAACAGCTGGTGCCGCTAAGTATGTGTGGAGAGCATCTAACACCACGTGGATCAAGACAGCAGAAGTAGAAAGCATGGACTTAGTGCTTAACTGGTCAGCCCTAGTGGGTAGACCGACATCTACCCCTGGGCAGATTGACACTGCTGTAACGAACTCCCATACACACGCTAACAAGACACAACTTGACCTCGTATCGGAAGACGGTGACACTCACTTGACGTACCGAGGCACTGCTCTAGTACGAACAGGCGCGATTAACTGGTAAGGAGCCTACTATGGCAGCAATGAAGATCGACAAAGTAGTATCTTCCCTGCCTGACCCTTTAGACGCTGATACAGTGTATGCTGTGAGGGTTGGCGAGGGATTTGACCTTTATATCAGCAATAGTGATGGCACAGCGGCCTACAAACTGAACACTCTCAATATAGTAGTCAGTGACACTGAGCCAGCTAGTCCTGCAATGGGTCTTATCTGGGTGGACACAAGCTAATGGGTGATGTACGCGTAGAGCGATTCGATGTTAATGTCAGTACTGACGGCTCCACTCACTCACTGATTAACACTTTACCTAATCTAGATAAAGCCTTTGTATTCATTAAGAACAGCTCAGACTACGCTAGTGGAGGCCCAGTAGGTAATGTCGTTAACGGTAACCCGAATGATACACATTGTGGCATAAGTATTACTGCTAACAATCGCCTTACGTTCCACAAGAGTAACTCCACAACGCTAAAGCACAGAGGCGAAGTATGGAGATATCGTGGCGCTCCAGGTGGAGCTAATGAGTTTATATCTCGTGGTCGTGTATCATTGACTATCTCTAGTGGTTCTTCATCAGCTTCAGTGGCTATCTCTGGTATCGTAAGCAGAAACAAGTGTATACCATTCCACAATGGACTGTCGACCACGCTAAGTAGCACCACAGACTACGAGGGCGCTTCTATAGGTGTACACCTTAATGCCTCTGATGAAGTCGTGGTATCACGCAATAATACCGCAGGCGATGTCACAGTATATGTCGATGTAGTCGAATTTGTGGGCGCGAACTGGTCAATAGGCCATGGACGCTCTACAGGCCATGAAAACGGTAACACAACGGTAACCCTCAATACTGACTCTATGGGCACAGGTGGCTCTACCTTCGACACAGGTGATTGGGCTACAGCTTTTATCGTGGCCACAATGGAAGGAGACACAAGTGAGACTGGCCTAGCGGATAACCTCGCTGTCGTATACCCAGCGGCTGGGACAACCCAAGTAATTTTCTCTGTGAGAGACGGTGATAACAACGCAAGGAATGACGGCACAAGTTACATACAGGTAGCCCAGAATGACGGCCTCAATGTTACTCGTGGTGTAAATACTAA